CTTGAACTGGGCGGCACGAACGGCCGGCGTGTAACCCTCACCGTCAATGCAGTCAGCGACGGCGAAATGGTCCGGATTACCGCCTAATGAGCCGTGACGCCTCGATCGGGCCGCTCGACTGGGCCGGCGACAGTCGCACCTTCCGGCTCGGCAACGGCGAGCTGATACTGCTCCAAGAGGCGACGGACTGCGGTCCTCTTTTCCTCTTGGAGCGGCTGGGCGGAAAGCACTGGCGGGTGCAGGATATCAGCCACACCATTCGCCTGGGGCTAATGGGCGGCGGCATGAAGCCCGACGAGGCGCACAAGTTGGTTCGCGATTACGTCGAGGCCAGACCGCCGCTCGAAAACGTGATGCTGGCCTACGCTATTCTGTCTGCCGGCGTGCAGGGGGCGCCAGACGAAAAACCGGGGGAAGCCGAGGGGGAGGCGACGGGCGAAAGCTCGATGACCTCCCCAACGGAAAGTTCCGCTGGAGCCTGATCTTCGGCATGGGTGCCGCGATGGGGTGGACCGTGCGGTCCGTCAAGGCGGCCTCGTTGTGGGAGTTCTTTGCAGCTTGGCATGGCTATGTCGAAGCAAACACGCCGCAGGACAAGGCCAAGCTGACAGAATCCGAAGCGGATGAGCTGTTTGCCTGGATCGAAGCCGGGAACTCGGGCCCACAAGTTGTCTCGACGCAGACCTATTGGCTAGACGGGGACCGTTTGGTCCCTGCCGGCGTCGTTACCTTCGAGGTTCAGTAGTCTTCATCCCGCTGCGTTGGGGGACGCCAGCCACGCGGAGGTTTTCTATCGGTTACCTCGCCACAATGTGGGCACCGATATGGATTGGACGCCGCGTTCATCGAAACCAGCACCCATGGGATCAGCCAAAGACCGGCCGTGAAAATGGTCAGGATCAAGTGCAGCAAATGGTTGGTTGAAGGCTTTTCTGCCAACACCATCCGATCATCCTCTGGGCAGTAACGCCTCTGCTTTTCAATGCCCATCCGCCCCTCCAAGTCGGCAAAGGTTTTAGATCATGGCAACGACCGATGTCGAGCGCCTGGTGGTTTCGCTTGAGGCGAGCATCACCAAATATGACCGCGCCATGCAGAAGGCGCTAGGCGTCACTAACTCGACCATGCAGAAGATTGAGCGCCGCAATGCGTCAATGGTTCAGAGGGTCAGCACCAGTTACGGGTCGTTGCAGCGCGGTATAGCAACCGCCTTTGCAGGGGCGGCCGCACTCCGTGGGGCCCAGCAGCTAGTCGATGCTTCCACTCGTATCGAGAATAGCCTCAAGGTCGCAGGGCTGGCAGGCGAAGACCTGACGCAGGTCTATGATGCTCTGTTTGCTTCCGCTCAGCGCAATGCCGCCCCACTGGAAAACCTGGTGTCGCTATACGGACGCGCCTCTTTGGTTCAGAGAGAGCTTGGGGCCAGTACCGAAGAACTGCTCGGCTTCACGGATAATGTCGCTCTCGCGCTTCGCGTGGCAGGGACGGACGCTCAATCCGCGTCGGGCGCGCTGCTTCAGTTGAGCCAGGCGCTCGGAAGTGGCGTGGTGCGCGCCGAAGAGTTCAACAGCATCCAGGAAGGCGCGCTGCCGGTTTTGCAGGCAGTTGCTGCGGGCTTAGAAGAAGCCGGCGGGTCTGTTGCCAAGCTGCGCGGTCTAGTCATTGATGGCAAGGTAACTAGCGAAGCCTTCTTCCGTGCGTTCGAAGCCGGGTCCGTTATCCTGCGGGAGAAAGTTGCGGGTTCCGAGCTGACGGTCTCGCAGGGCTTCGTCCGTCTGCAGAACGTGCTGATCGACGCTGCCGGCAAGTTCGACTCGGCCACAAATGCCTCGTCGCGCTTCGCAGGCTTTCTGCAGCAGGTGGCAAACGCCATAGAAGGCGCCGGCCGAGCTGCTGATGCAAACGCCCCGGCGATCAATCGCTTCCTCGATTGGATTTTGAAGGCCGGCGACGACCTTGGCAATTCGATGCTGGCAGGCACGGCCCGCGATTTTGAAATGATTGCTGGTGCCGTGGACGCTGCCAGCCAGAGCATGGATCGGTACGGCTCATCGGTCACAGACGCGGAACTTGCCACTGCACAGGCTGAGCAGGCTCTCGCGACATTCGCCTTGAACAGCAAGGGCCAGTTTGGGGAATTGGATGCAGTCGTGCAGGACTTCATCCAACAACTGCTTGAGGGGCGTGGCACCGCGGAAAGCGCTGCCGAAGCCATTGCCGCTATCGGTGATGCTGGCGATTTTGGCGACTTGCTCGGTAAGCTTAGCGGGTTGGTCGACGGCCTTTTCGCTGTTCGCAGCGAGGCCGTTGCCACCGCTGCGGCAGTGGCGGCCGCGGCGCGAGGAGACAGTGCTCGCGGGAACATTGCTGACCAGCGCGATGAACAGCTTGCCGGACGTCCAGCCCCGGCCGTTAAGCCGGTATCCCTCTCCGATTACGCCCCTCCTGCGGGGGGCGGCGCCGGAGGTGGCGGGAAGTCCGGTGCAGAACGTTTCTCCAAGGCGATGGCCGCCCAGCAGCAGCGTATCGACGCGCTGACCCGCGAAACAGAAATGCAGCGACAGCTCGGGGTGGCCGTGAATGACTATGATTTCGCCATGGAGCGTCTCCGCGCCCAGATCGAATTGGAGAATGTAGCCAAGGAAGCTGGGCTTCCGCTCGATGAAACGCGCATGCGCCAAATCGAAGAACTCGCTACCGGCTACGGACGCGCCACAGCGGAGGCCGCGCGTCTGGCGCAGGCTCAGGATATGGCACGCCAGACAGCGGAAGACCTGGCCAATGCTGGGCGTCAGGCGCTTGACACCATAATCGATGGCTTCCTCGAAGGGAAAGACGCCGGGGAAATCTTCAACTCGGTGCTCAAGGACTTGGGTAAGAACCTACTCAACATCGGTCTCAATGCTGTTTTCGGAGGCGCCGGCGGCGGGCTGCTCGGGGGCTTGTTCGGAGGTAAGGGTTTCGCGACAGGCACGGCTAACACCGGGGGCCTTCGCGGGGAGCCTCGCGGCGTCGTGCATGGTCAGGAAGCGGTGATCCCCTTGCCGAACGGCGGCAAAGTGCCAGTCGATGTGCGTTTGCCATCAATTCCGTCGACAGCGGCACAGGCGTTGCCGGGCGGTCAGACCAACATCTTCCAAATCGACGCCAAGGGAGCGGAAATCGGCGTGGAGCAAAAGATCGTTGGGGCTATCCAGGCGATCGTGCCTGGCATGATTAAGCAAGGCACCCCTGGCGCCCTTGCACAGTACCAACAGCAGCGGCAAGGGAGCGATTACCGTTGAGTTCGACCCCTCTCTACTGGCCGGTTGACGTTCTGAAACCTCAAGCGGCGCCATTCAATCCGAGACCCTTTACGCGCTCTGGTGGCCGCTCGCTAGGCGGAATTAATCAGGCGAGTCGATCGGACCGCGGCTATTGGGTCGGCAGCTACGAGAACATAGCCTTCCGGCGCGGAACCCAGTTCGACCAACGCCGCGCTTGGGAGGCGCTGAGCACCGCGATCGGTGGCATGTCTGGGCTGGTTATCGTCCCAGTGTGCGCCACGGCACAATGGGCCTCGCCCGGTTTCACGAACTTTGCCCCACTCCTTACGCCTCATGATGACGGAGCGCCGTTTGATGATGGGGCGATGTACTATCAAGGGGTGGTCGACATAGAGATGGCGGCAGTCGCTCCTATAGGGGCGACTATCGTCACTCTCAGGCTGATTAATGCCCCAGTCGTCTCAGGTGTCCGGTTCTCTTACCAGCACGCCATGTACAAGACTGGGCGCATAATCTCACAGCCGACTGAGAACACCTATCAAGTCGAGGTCTTCCCAACGATCCGCTCACCGATCCCGGCGAACGCCAAGTTGGAAGCGGATAAACCCACCGTGCTCTGCCATCTCGCCACCGATGCGGAGATGGACATCGAGTTCGTCTCCGGTCGAATGCCTCGGCCGTCCGTCAGTTTCGTTGAGGCGGTGGACTACTGGAATGCAGTTGCGCGGGGGATCGCGGCGTGATCCGCGAAATCAAAATCCTGTGCCAGTTCGACTTCCCGAGCCAGACGGTTCGGCTGTGGGACGGGGCAGGCCCATACCTGGACGGCTCCGGCCACATCTGGGCGGGCGTCGTGTTGAACGACGGGCTCGACCAGATCGAGAGCGCGATGAACGGAGAAGCGGCCACGCTTGTTCTGGCGCTCAGCGGCGTTGATCCTGAAGTGTCGCGCCTGGCCTACGAGGATATGGAGGCCGGTGAGGTCATAGGCTCGCGTGTCCGCATCATCATTCAGCCAATGGATGAATGGAGCCAGCCGGTTGGCGAGGCCGAAGTGAAGTTCACCGGGCGGATCGACAACCTGCTCATCGATGATGTGGTGCAGGGCGACAATGTGGTCTCTCAAGTGACAGTGGAGTGCACCAACCGCTTTGACCTCCGCACCCTGACTAGTGGGTCGGTGCTGTCCGATGTCGACCAGAAGGCACGATCAGCCCTCCTCAACCCCGGCGCGGCGCCAGATCGGTTCTGCGAGCGCGTGACTGGACTGTCCGACAAGTCGATCGTCTGGCCCAGGTACAGCTGACCATGAATTGGACCCGTCACGACACCCGCGCCTTGATCGAGGCAGCGGCCGACAGGCCGTGCGTATCGCGCGGCGCGGTGAAGGTCATCCGCAGGCACTATGCGGAGCCCGGCTTAGTCGAGAGGATGGCGCGGCTTGAAGACTTCTGCGAGCGCACCAACCGACTTCCGCATATCTGGGGCGGGCCGGACTGCACCCTGCTGCTGGCCGATTGGGTGGTCGAGAACGGGCATCCGGACCCTGCGGCGGGCTGGCGGGGCACATATGACAGCGAAGCGTCCTGCAAAGCCCTGCTTGAGCCCCGCGGCTGGCTGATCGGCCATGTGGCTGACTGTGCCGAGGCCGTCTGCCTTTCGCGGCTCCACGAGCCGGAGTTTGGCGCCATTGCGGTCATTGGGTCGCGTTCCAACCCCGATCGGCAGTGGGGCGCAATCTGGAATGGCGCCCGCTGGCTGGTGAAGTGGGGCAATGAACAGGCGGCACCTTGGACGCCGATGGCTGCGCCCTCGCTGGGCATCTGGAGAGTTTGATGCCGGCAGCGCTGATCACATACCTCACGCCCTATGTGGCGTCGTTTCTGTTTTCAGTCACCGGAAGCACCGCGCTGGTGGTGGCTGCCACTACTGCGGTCACGACTGCGCTGGTTTATGGTGGACTTGCTGCCGCGGCATACTTAGCTTCTTCCGCATTCCAGCCAGCCAAGCCGGAAGCCCCCAAGCCCGAAGACGGCAAGTTTAACCTCAAGCAGAGCGTGCCGCCGCTCGTCTATGTTCTGGGCCGGGTGAAGAAGGGCGGAGACTACGACCTCCTCGAGGAAAAGGCCGGAACCGCCGACCACATCACGGTCTTTGCCGCACACAAGATTCAGGGCTTCGTCTCGCATTGGCTGCACGATGAGCAGGTAACGCTCGACGGCGGCGGGTACGTGACAGCGCCGACCCATTTCGGCACGAACAAGGTCAACATCCAGACACGTTTGGGCGAAGCCGCTTCGACAGCCTATCCAGGCGTTATCGCTCGTTACCCGACGATCTGGACCGCCGATCATCGCGGAGATGGCCTGGCCACGGTCTCGATGTTCGTCACGTCAGTCGCCGCCGAGGACTTGCCTAAGACCTATCCGAGCGGCATGCCGCAGCACACCGCCATCCTAGACGGCCACGCGGAGTTGATCGACCCGCGCACCGGACTTGCTGGCTATTCGACCAACGTGGCGGTGTTTCGTCACTGGCATTTGACGCACCCAGTCGGCGGCAAGCTGGCGCTGGCGGACATGTATCAGCCCGACTGGGCGCATGCCGCCGATGTGTCCGACGAGGACGTTGTGAACCGATCCGCTGGCACGGAAAAACGCTATCACGGCGGCATCTGGTTCCGGGCGAATAATGATCCCGTCCAGATGGGGCGCCTGATGGACCAGGCCGGAGAGATGGTGATCTACGAGCGGGCCGATGGTCTGGTCGGCGTCCATGCTGGTGAATTTGTAGAGCCCGATGTTCGCCTCACGGCCGACGACCTCATCAGCGTGAGCTACGACGCCAACAAGCGCCGCTCGACCAACGTTCTTGGGGTAAGGGGGCGCTTCACCGATCCGGCAAAGGGCTACAACACCGCCGACGCGGCGATCTATGGCAACCCATACGTTACCGAGGACGAGCGCACCAAGACGGTCGAAAATGCCCTGGTGCAGAGCCACAACCACACCGCCCGCCTTCAGAAGATCGCTTACATCCGGGCCAATGCGCCGAGGGTCAAACTGGTCGCGCATTATGAGCCCGCGCGGCAAGTGCCGTATCGCCGCTTCGTCCGCATCAACTATCCGCCGATGCTTGAAGAAGCGATCATCGAGATCACAGGGCGGCCGACGCTGTCACTTCGGAACCTGACCTACACGTTCGAGGGTATCGTTGTGCCGGCGACCCACTATGACTTCGACGCAGCTACCGAGGAAGGTGCACCGGGCGCGACTGTCACCCCGATCGAGCGTGAGGACGTTCCGGTGCCGACCGGCTTCGATGTGACGATCCTGCAGGACGATGTCAGCGGCGGCACGATGGCGGCTTATGGCTCTGGCGTTGTCGACTTCCAGAACGATGCCTTTGAATACGAGATGGAGTGGGAGCCGACTGCCGGCGGCGCCAAAGCCTCGACACTGGCGGCCGCTGGTGAGCTGACTATCCGCAGCGGCTATCTGGCTGATGGGGTCGAGTACAAGTTCCGAGCTCGGACCTGGTCGGGTGGTACCGCCTCGGAGTGGACTTCGTATGTAATTCGAACCGCAGTAGCTGATCCGACCGCGCCGGGCGTCGCCACGGGCGTATCCGGAACGGGCGGAGCAGGGCAGTTCACGTTCAACTGGACCGCTCCGAACTCGCCCAACTATGCCGGCGCCAAGTTATACCTGGGGACGACGAACGTTTTCGGCGCGGCAACACTCCGCGCAACCGAATATGGCGCTCCCAACGCGGCTGATAGCCGGGTCATCACCGGCCTCGCTGCTGGCACCTATTACGGCTGGGTGGTCGCGGTGAACGCCTCTGGTGTTGCTGCTTCCGAAGTCGCAACCGGGTCCAAGGTCGTCACCTAGCCCATCACCACATCGCAGCCCGTTTGGCCCGCATCGACGGGCCTTTTGCTTTGGAGCAACCTGAATGGCCAACCTCATTACCCTGATCCAGCAACTCTACCGCCGCTGGGTGACGGATGGTGTGCCGTCTTCTGGGGCGTGGAATCCGCCCAAAGACGACATCATCGACGTGCTCATTCAGATGTCGCGGGCAAAGGAATATGCCTCGGTGCTAGACTATATGACGCCCACCCAGCTGGCGGACGTTGAAGCGGGCACCATGCTGATCGATTGCGGCCCGGCGTTCAACGATGCCATCGCGGACGGTGTCCCGCTAATTTGGCCTGGCCTTCGGTTCCTGATCGACACGCCCATTGAGATTGAGGACGGGATGAACGTCTTCAGCATGGGTGCGCTGCTCAAAACCAGTGACCCGACCGGCGTCATTCTGCAGGCGGTGTCCAAGACTGACTGGCGGATCGGTGGACGGCTCAATCTGCGCGGCACGGTTGCGGATGGTGTCGCCCTAACGGCCGGAGGGCGCAACCCGGCGGACACCTTTGTGCAGAAAGGATTCCATCTCGATAGCTGCTATGATTTCGATGTGGACCAGGTCCAGATCGAAGATTTCCATGGCCCCGCCGTTCACATCAGCGCAGACGCGGGCACGGTTCCGGGCTCAAAGCCCTATGGCGACCGTGGGGCTTGGGGGCTGGTCCGCACCAAGAATTGCGAGATTGGCGTCCAAGTTGACGATGGCCCAGGCGCTGAATATGTCACATGGCGGCACCTGGAGCTTTTCTCTTGCCATGTCGGGCTGAATCTTGCCGCCGGAAACAACATCATGTTGGGCGGCACCATCGGCAACAACGACACCGGCATTGAACTGCGCGCAGGCTCCAATCACCTGCACGGCATCATCAACAACATGCAGGTCAACCACAACCTCACCACCATCAACGCCGATAGCGTTGAGAACGGCCAGACCTTTGCCGGTTGCCATTTCTACCAAGGCCCGATCCGGTTCTTCGGCTGCCGCGACATTTTTATCGCGGACTCCTTCATCGACGTGACCGACATAAGCGCGGGCAATGCGGTAAGCGGCACCACCCCCGGTGTAAACGTCATCCGGGACAGCTTTTTCCCTGGAACCTATACCAACCTGGGCTCCGGCGGCTCGTTTAACTTGGTCCAGTTCATCGATAACAAAGGCCCGGGTCTTGAAAAGCTAGAGGTGGGCAGTAGGGGGAACCCCAATTCTGACGCGCTCTTTTCCGCCGTAGTGCGGCGCGAACCAGCATCGGGAACCCAATCGGTCACCTCCGGCAGCGCAGCGACGGTCGTTATGAACGTGGCTAGGCAAAATCACTCGCTGATGTACGACATCCTTTCGGGGATCTACACCTGCTATGAAAAGGGCCTCTACGAGATCGACATAGACATTGTCGCCAGCGGCACTGCCATGAGCACAACCGCGTCGTTCATCGATGTTGAAACGTCCACGGCCGCAGCCCCATCGACGTTTGCCACGTCCGCCCTTGTGACCCCCACGGCATTCAGCACGACGAAGCTCAAATTCGCTCAGACCGTGCGAGTTCGGATGGAAGCTGGCGCCGCAATCCGCCTGCGCGCCACCATCACCGGCACAACGCCTGTCATCGGTGACGCGAGCTACAACAGCACGTTGAGCATCAGGAAGGTCGGCTAGTCCGGTTTCCTCGCCACCAGTACGAGGTGCCCCGACAAGGCATTGGCGGCTAAGAACTGCTGGAATGCATCACCGTATCGGTCAAATTCATCCACGACGACCTTCTTGAGAAAGGCATTGTTGCCGAGGTCGATATCGCCTGCGAGATACCGCTTGCGGACAAGATCAACGTCCAGTTGGCCGGGTGTCGAGACTTCCAGCACGTCAAATCCGGTGCGGGTTGCCAGGAGGCTCAAAGACGCGGGGTTGAAGTAGTTGAGGTGTTCCGCATCCACGGCGCTGGCGTGCTCCTGCATGCACTCAACATCGAAGCCCTTGCCGTTGGGGCACGAGACGACGACCACCCCGCCGGGCTCCAACACCTTCATAGCCATCTCGAAGAAGCCCTTCGGTTCAAACAGATGCTCTACGACCTCGAAAGCGGCGACGACGCTTGGCTGATATTGGGTGAAGTCGACATGCTCGAAAGGGCTTTCGATGACCTCAAGCCCTTTGTTCCGGCAGGTCTGGGCCAGATCGGGTGTCGGCTCAATAGCAATGGTGCGATCGAAGAGGTCTAGGTCCTTTACGGCTTCTGCAAAGGTGCCGAAACCGGCGCCAACCTCCAGGAGCATCTTACGGGAGATGCCGTGCCGCTCCATGATGCTTTTGAGGCGTTCGGCGCGCGGTACGAAAATGCGCTGCTTTCTGGCGGCCTCGGAAGCCGGGAAAATGAACTCGTTCCAATAGGCGTAGTTTTCGGAGTTGACGTAGTAAAAGTCGAGGACAGCCGGCGTCGGGCGCGGCGATGTGTACATCGTCTGGCAGTCGGCGCAGTCCACAAACTGCATGTCGAATTTCTGGAACCTCGGGGTGCGTCGAGAGCTGCCGCAGGCCGGGCAATCGACCTCCACGAACTCGGCCTTCCTGGTGAGCATGCGGGCAACGTCATTCGCATAGCGCTGGGCTTGGCCAGCCATCAGGTCGTCAGGTCGAATATCGTTCTCAGTCAGCGCCATAGGTCCCTCCCTCAAATACAGCGGAGGCGAACCTTAAGGGCGGCAATTCATCAAGTCGAGAGTCCTCGGCTTTATTGCGGCCAGTTCGGCCCCTTCTCCAGCTTCACGATATCCAGATAGTCCACGCCTGTGGTTACGGGCTGTCCTGTAATGCTGACGGTTACTCTCTGACCATCATCTGAAACGCGGGTGACGCGGACCTTGATCGTCAGGGTGTCGCCATCTCGTATCTCTCGCCTTGCCATTCTACGCACCTCGCAATGAGCGGGGATAACGACTCTTCACTCAATCGAGGTTCCGATAATGCCCACCAACGCGGAGCGCTGGGGTAAGGCCCTGTTTACGCGCTCGATTGCCATCAACGCAGCGGCCGAAAAGATCATTGCGAACCGTGCCCGCTATGAGGTCGTCGCCAAGGCCACAGGAGTGCCGTGGGACGTTATTGGGGTGATCCACTACCGGGAAAGCTCCAATGACTTCCGGGGCGTTCTGCACAACGGCCAGAAGATCATCAGGACCGGCAAGAAAACCACCATCGTCCCGAAGGGCAGGGGGCCGTTCTCCACATGGGAGGAGGCGGCGATCGACGCCCTGGCGAACTGCCATCCCCACCTTGCCAAGAACAAGGACTGGTCCATCGCCACGACGCTCGACAAGCTCGAAGCCTATAACGGCCTTGGCTACCGCAACAAGGGCCTGGCGTCTCCGTATCTGTGGGCAGGCACGGATCAGTACGCGAAGGGTAAGTATGTCGCTGACGGGAAGTTCGATCCTGAGCATGTCGATCAGCAGCTCGGTGTCGCTGCCATTCTGATGAAGATCAGGGAGACGGTTGCGAAGCCCGCTCCCGTTCCCCGTCCTCGCCCCATCCCCGTCCAGCCGCTTCCGGAACCCGCCAAGGGCAGCGCAAAGGCTCCGGCATGGCTCACCGCTCTCATCGTACTCATCGCAGCTGCGGGCGCCGCCGCAGCGTACTTCTTTGGCCGCTAGGAGGCATCCATGGCTCTCGTTGAAAGCATCTTCACCAGCGTATTTGACAAGGTTCTGACCCGCATCCTTAAGGATGACGTGCCGGTGTCCACTTCGGAGGCCGAACAAGTCGCCGCAGCGGTGACAAAGGAAATCGCCCCAGTCGTCGTCAATGCGACCAATGCAGAGCCCTGGTATCAGTCGCGCATCTTCCGCGGGCTGCTTGTCGCCATTGTCGGCTATCTGGGCAGCAAGCTTGGGCTCGTCATCGGGGAAAGCGAGGTGGCCGACCTGATCAACATTGGGGCTGCGATCTTCGAGGCCGGTGGGCTGCTCTATGCCTGGTACGGGCGCGTCGTCGGCGCCAGCAAGAAGCCGCTGGGCCAGTAGCAGAGCGGCCGGCGCCAGGGCGGCAACCCCGGCAACCGGCCTGACCATCACCCGATCGGCAGGGTGAGACAATGGCTTTCGTGACTATCCCCTTAGATAATTTACAGCACGTGAAAGCGAGCCGGTCTTATGCCAGTACGGGAGCCCGGTATGCCTGAACGTATCGACATGTTGGTCAATGACGTCCAGGCCCATGCCAAGACGATTTCCGAACTCACCAAGGCTCTTATCGAAATCGAGAAGCGCGATGCGGTCGAAGCCGAAAGCAAGAGGTTTCTGAATGACCGACTGGAGCGCATCGAGAAGAGTATCGCTGCCATTTACCGACTGGGCTGGTGGATTCTTGCGGCGTTTGGAGCCGCCGCCATTTCCCTTGTCGCCAACTTCATGTTCCGAGGAGGCTTCATTGTCTCGTAAAGCCGGATGGGTCGTGCTGGCGGTAAAGGCCTTCTGTGCCGCCATTGTCTTTGTCGCTGCCGTTCAAACGCTGCTGATCATTGCTCCGGCCCTGGAGACCCGGTTCTGGCCGCCAGTGTCGAAGCTGACGATCACCAGCATGGAGACAACCGAGGATGGAGGGACGGCCATCACCGCCTACTTCACCAAGACCAGGGATTGCGAGTTCATCGGCATATCCTGGTTTCATGGCGACCCGGCAGGAGAGTTTGAGCGGGTGCCTGTGATCTTGCTCCGGAAAGAGGGGGACACGTCCAGTCCCAATCGCCCTGTAGGGTCACAAAGCGCAGGGCCTTGGATTATCAGCCTTCCGATGGAGGAAGTGCGTGATAACAGCTTCGCCAGATTGTATCATCGGTGCTCGCCTTTTTGGCTTACGACAACCGATTTTTGGCCTTAGCACTCTCGCGCCGATCCAGCTCGGCCTCAACCGCCACACGGATGAAGTCGGAGCGCTTCTCTTTATCGAATAGGGCGGCATCAATCCTCGCCAGCGTTCCCTCGGGAAAGCGAGCGGGCATCAGCTCATGGTTGATCTGCTTCCGTCCCACGCGGGTGGGAGTAGCTGATATCAACAATTCGGTCAATCTCGCCTCCGAAAGAGATATCACCTATTGACGGCGATACTTGATATCACCTAAATAGACGATATCAACTATGGAGGCAAGGTTGACTGACGTGAAGCATAGCCCCGGCTTTAAAGAAACGCTGGATCACCTTTACGAGCTGAGCGGGGAGCGTGAGAGCCGCCCCAGTTTCCTCGCCAAGCTCTTTGCGCCGATCCCCATGGAAGCCGAACTTTGTCAGGCTGGACTAGCGCCGCAAGAGGCACAGTTCATCGCAAGTCAATTGGCCCGGAACGGCTACAAACTGGTGAAGTCCGATGAGTGACGCGAAAGACTACGACACCCAAGCGCTCGAAGGAGCCGCTAAGTACTTCGAGAACTTAGCTACCATGGGTGACCCAGCACCGCTCGCATTTGCGCAAGCCATTCGCCGAACCTTGAACGCAACCAAATGGAGCGACAGCGATACGCTTTACTTCGTGGGCTCTCTCACCCGCATCGCTAACGCGTCACAGCGCGAAGATGGCACCGACATCCCTCTTGGTGAAATCCTCCGCGCTGCCTGCAAGCACATGGAGAAGCAGGCAGACGAGATCGGTCGGATGACCGAGAAAATGTGGGCGGATCGGGACGACGAGTTTCAGCGCGGATGGAAAGCAGCAAAGGACGCCATGACGCCCGCCTCCCCTTGGAGTGACCGGCAATGAGCGATCAGCGCGATGAACTGTATGCGATCAACAAGACAGGGGCACACCGCCGCCTGCACGATGGGCGGCTCACCGAAATCGTCAACGACGCGGACAACTTCTACCGCCCCGAGATCAAGTCGATGGCGCAGGAGTTGCTGGATTTTAGGGTATCCCCTCATATAGAGCGCGTCGTAACGCTGGCAGCTATTGGGGCGCTCCGTCGCGCCCTTGCGACGATGAACCTAGGCCTCAGCCAATCTCAAACCGTCGCGGTTGACGAAGTTGCCTCTCGCGAAATCCGCGAAGCCATCGCAGATGCCTTCAGGGTTGCGAAGGACCGCCAGCCATGACCCGTCTCTGCTCAATAGCGGGGTGCGGAAAACCTCACAGTGATAACGATCTATGCAGCACCCACGCTCGGCGCCTTCGGTTGTGGGGCGATGCTCGGCCAGACATCCCTGTGGTAGGCCGGGGGAATAAGGAATGGTTGCTCGCTCATGTCGAGCATACGGATGCCGACGCATGCCTGATCTGGCCGTTCGGCAGAAGCCAAGCCGGATACGGATCAATTAAGGCGAGAGTCGATGGTAAGTCATACCTTTACGCCCATATTGCGATGTGCGCGCTGCGCCACGGCCCAATGCCTCAACCGAAGATGCTTGCCACACATTCATGCGGCAATGGCCATCTGGGATGCGTCAATCCCAATCACTTACGCTGGGGAACGACGCAATCAAACGCCCAAGATACCGTGAGCCATGGTC